TGTTTGACAATTTCTTTTTTAGGTTCTGGTTTATCAATACCTAATATTTCATTTACCTTGTCTTCTAATTTACTCATAATACTATTTATGAATAAACTATTTGTTTAACTTCATTCCTTTGAAGTATGGTGGTAATCCTAAATGTGGTCTTCCGTCAAACATATTTTCATCAGCGTTTGGTGAATCTACATTGTTGTAATGTAAAAAGACTTGAGCGCAGTCTTCACCTAAAAATGTTTCTCGCCAATGTTCTAATATCATACCTTTATAGACTAACATATCACCAGGTTTCAATACGACCTTCGTCCCTTTATTTGTAGATTGTGCTGGGAAACCATCATCTGGAGTTCCAACATTTTTCTTTGCCTCCAAATAAATTGGCCAATCATCGCCACCTAGATTCATTGTCGTTGAAATCTCACAACTAAATCTATCTTTATGTCTATGTAATACATCACCTTTTTTATAGATACGAGCATAAGCGTAAGTTGGGTTTAATGTAAGACCAGTCGCCTTTTCCATTTTAGGTTGACACGCTAATAACAATGTTTCCATCGCTGTATCAGCATAATGTGAATACGTGTTTGGTACTTGTTCATCATTCCATACTCCCCATTCTGTTGTAAATGGCGAGATATAACGAGTGTCAAAAAATGTTCTTGCCACTTGTCGTTTCATTAAGAAGTAATTATAAACAAAGTTTGCTACCTTTGGATCAATCGCTTCTCTTATCACTAAAAAATGATTTTTCTTAAATCGAGCTTTCATTATTTTATTCCCTTGGCTGCGTTTACAATAATATTTCGTACTGCTTGTAGATTAAAATGAATAAATCTAAATGGTTCCACTCCGTCATCTACAGCAAATTCGTGTGGTACATAAGCAGGGAAAAATATTAATGTTCCTGGTTTAGGTCGATAGTGTATCGAATCTGACATTGTACTAATTTTACTTCTATCTTTCTGTGGCAGTTTTGTCATCATAGCGCCTGCTCTTGGATCGTGCATTACAGGAAATGATGTTTTATCAGAAGCTTTTAGAAAGTAAAAACCAGAGATATGATTATCCCAATGTACGTGAGTACTGTGGTGACCACCACCGTTTTTAGAAAACTCTTGTACCCAAAATTCTGTAAAGAACATTGTATATTGACTCATATCATAACCCCATTCATCTAATAGATTCCAAGAGGTTGCACCAATATATGATTCTAATTCTTTTAATCCAGGATCCCCATTCAAAGGTGTTGAGTGATAACTCATTCCGTGGTCTTTTACTTTTAGATAATCTTTATTACCTAAAAACTTTTTTCGTTCTTTTAGTTTTGGTTGTTCTCGTTTATATGCTTCATCTATAAACTTATCTGTCGCTTTGATAGCGCTTGGTAACCATTCTGGTTTTTCTATACTATACACAGGGGTACTAAAGTACCAATCTGTTCTCATTATGTCTTTGTTCGCTGTAACTGCCATTATTTTCTCCTTGTCATCTATATATACATTATCTAAAAGGGTACCCTAAATTCCAAATCACTAGTGAATACCTTGTACCGCTTGTTACTGGCGCCACTCTATGCCAGCAAAAACTAGGAAAAACAATTATAGAACCACGAGGTCGTATTTCTTCACAACTCTTAATGGCTTTCTTTTTGTTTCTTTCCCAATCTACTTGATTTCTAAAATCAAACTCTAAATTACCACCCACATATTCACTTGGGTCATTTAATGAAATTGTTACTGATAACTTTCTAATTTTTCCGTGGTCCATTGGATAGGTACCATCTTCTAACTTTTCTCTTTGATAAGGTACTTCCCAACTATCACAATGCCAACCATAATATTGTCCTACACCATACTTTGTAAACTGACAAGACTCTGACCAGTCCCATTCAAAGTTCCAACCGGCATCTCTATTTGCTTGATGTATGTAAGGGTGTATTTCTTTGTATATCCATCTATCAGCCATCCAAACAATATCAGATTTTCTTTTTTTCTGCATATTGTTGAGGTCTTTTTTAGACAACTTGCCATTTTGTCTGCTGTAGCCACCAGTCACAGCCATCTCGGCTTGATGTTGTTTACCATATGCGATTATTTCATCACATAGTTTTGGTGATAACGCTGATTGAAAATAGTAATAGTAATTTTTCAAGTTCATTTTTTAATTCCTCAGTTCAATTTATATTTATTTATATCATATTAAAAGATAGAGATATTCTATTTTCTTTTTTGTTTAAATTAGGTTCAACCCAATGACTTAACCAACTAGGAAATAAATATAAGATATTATTCATACTAGGCATCCACCATTCTGGTGAGTTTGTTTCGTCCATTTCTAAAAATAGACTATTATCTTTTTTATCAGGCCATATACAATTAAAAGAATCATATCCTGGTCTTTGAAATCTAATATTACCTCCATTTTTTGGAACTTTTACATAAAAAACTCCAGATAAAATACTTCCTGGGTGTAAATGTGGTATATTAACACAATTATAATTGTTTATATTAATCCAAATATCTTGTAAAACAACACTTTTTAATTTTAATAATTTACAAAATTCCTTACTACTATTTTCAATATCTAAAATTAAATTATTTAGTTCAGGTTGTGTAATTTTTAAATTTTTTGACTGCCAACCACCTTTATTACTTCTTGTTCTACCAACTTTATTTTTTTGTTTTTCACTTAAACAATATTTTTCAATAGAATGTAAATTTAAATTTAATTTTTGTTGGAAAATAGGTACAGTAAATAAACTTTTTATCATTAAAAACCTTTCACTTCATTTGCTCTATCGTATGGACTTTTTATATTTAGTGTGTCTATAAAAAAAGATATTGTTAGTCTATTTTTTGTTAAATTACTTGGTCCGTGATATTCATTGGCATCATAACATACCATACTATTAAACAAATTAGACACTTTTAGTTTTATATTTAATTTATCATCAAAAACTGTAGTTCCTGTTTTAAAATCATTTTTGTTATTTAAAAAAATAACACCAGCTAATAAACTACCTTTGTCTTTATGTATTTCTTCATTTCTTTTATATAAAGATTTATCTTCACTTGTTGTTTTAGAAAAAAATGCTTTACCTTTAATTTTTAAATTAATTAATTCTGAATTTGAATAATAATACGATAATGTTTTTAAAAAAATAAATTTAAAAAGATCAAAATTAAAATAATTAATTGATTTAGTTCTAACCCCAGGCCACTCTCTATCTTTTTCTACCCAATCTGATTTTTGATATTCTAAAGTTTTTGAATATTGTACTATTTTATTAGGATTATTAAAAAAATTATTTACTATTAAAGTAGGATATTTTTTCATCATATGTCATTATATATTATAGTTTTAATTATTGAAATTTATATCTAATAATTACTATACCTTTACCACCAGCACGACCTTCTTGTCCGCCTGTTTGAAAAGATGAACCACCACCACCGCCACCAGTGTTAACTTGACCTGCTGCGGCAGGAGTTGATGGATACTGACCACCATTACCACCACCGCCGGCACCACCTAAAGCAGGACCAGGGGCAGTATTACTACTACCTCCACCTCCACCACCAGCAAAATATCTTACTCCTGGAACTGGACCTGTTGTACCAGCACAACCAACAGCTAAACTTGGTGAGATATAAGAACCAACACCTCCTGCTCCACCTGTACCAGGAGCTGGTGAGGGTCGTTGTGTTCCTCCATTAGAACCTGTAGCACCAGCACCACCACCACCAGCACCAGCATTTGACGTAGAAGTACCTCCATCATTACCTTGAGGAGGACTTACAGGAGGAGTATTTCCGCTACCTCCATTTGGGTGACAAGATGACATTTCACCACTTCCACCACCTGATCCGCCATCAGCACCCTGTCCAATTGGATTGTTTGATTGTGCACCTCCTCCACCACCACCAGCAGATGTAATAGTTGAAAATACTGAATTTGAACCTGGATTTCCTTGATTATCTGGTCCAACTTCAGCACCACCTGCACCAACTGTCACAGGATATGTTGTTTGTGTAACTGTAACACCAGTTGGATTTGCTAAGGGTGAAGTTGTAGGAGCTGGTAATCCATCGCTATTTGAAACTCTAAAACCTCCAGCACCACCTCCGCCTGACCATTGAGGTGATCCTCCTCCTGATCCGCCACCAGCAACAACTAGATAGTCAACTGTTGAAGGATAAGTAGGATTGTCTTGTCCAGCATTAGAAACTACAAAACAACCATCACCTGTAAATGTATGTATTTTATAATCACCTGATGTGGTTACTGTACCACCTGTAGCCTCTATAAAAAGAGGTAATTCCAAATCAGCCACATTGGACTCAACTGTATATAACCAACCTTTAGTTGCGTCAGAATAAACTAATATTAAACTTGCTCTGTTTGTACTAATTAATGAGTCGTTAGCGACACCTTGAATATTGTTTCCGTTTCTTCCTATTGTAAGATTATTTGTAGCAAATGTACCAGCGTAATCTTTAATGGCAATCTTGTCACCTATACTTGGTGAGGCAGGAAGAGTAACTGTATGTGTGTTACTTGTAGTATCAATAAAATATCCTTCTCCAGCAACGGCTGTGTTAGAACCACCTGAAGCAGTAATCACAGACTGCCAAGAAATATCTTTTAATGACGCTGAAGCGCCTAGTGAAACAGATGTTCCATTAACTGTAATACTTGAATTAGCCAGTTTAGCGTTAGTTATAGAACCGTCTTCTAAATCAGCAGACGCTACTGAACAATCTACAAGTGCTTTTGAACCTATTTTTGAAATTGCCATATCTTAAATCTCTTTCTTACTATTTATATCATTTCCTTATTGAAATTTGTATCGTATTATAACGATTCCTTTACCGCCAGTTCCACCTGCTGTTCCAGTTGTACAAGAACCACCACCAGCACCACCACCTGTATTAGCCGTTCCGTTTTCACCACAACTTCCTGTAGGTCCTCCTCTGGCACCATCACCTCCACCACCAGTTCCACCAGAACCTCCTAAAGCTGGTCCTCCATTTCCACCACCACCACCTCCACCAGAGTAAGCTGTAGGACTTCCTGTTATAGAATTTGTTAAACCTGCTCCAGCAGCTGTTCCAGAACCATCTGCTGGGAAACTTAAAGGATTTGGAGTACCAGCACCACCAGCACCACCAGCACCTGCGCCACCAACACCTGGATTAGGAACATTACCACCATCATTACCTTGAGGTGGACTTACGGGTGGAGTATTACCTGAACCACCTGTACCTGATGCTCTACCACCACCACCTGATCCGCCATTAGCGCCTGGTCCTGAACCGTTTGATCCACCTCCACCACCGCCAGCAGACGTTATTGTTGAAAAAACTGAATTTGAACCTGGAGCACCTTTACAACTTGAAGATTTAGGCACACCAGCTCCTCCACCACCAACTGTAATTGGATATGTTGTTGCTGTTACTGATAGTCCACAACAAGTAGGGTAATTTGTTCTATAACCACCTGCACCACCTCCACCACCACCATCGCCGCCACCGCCACCGCCACCAGCGACAACTAGATAATTAACAGTAGTTGAACCTGAAGCATTACCAACACTACTAACTACAAAACAACCATCTCCTGTAAAGGTATGAATTTTGAAATCACCTGATTCTGTTATTGTACCACCAGTAGCTGTAATGTATAAAGGTCCTAAAAAATTAACATTATGTTCTTCCCAATATAACCAACCTTTTGTACTATCTACATAAACTAATACTAAACTAGCACGATTTGTAGTTATTAAACTATCATTGGCAGCACCTTGAATATTATGTCCGTTACGAGCAATCGTTAAATTGTTTGTATTAAATGTACCAGCGTAATCTTTGATAGCGATAAAGTCACCTCTATTTGCTGAAGCAGGAAGTGTAACTGTATGTACGTCTGATGTTGTATCTATAAAGTAACCTTGACCTGAAACAGCTGTGTTTGAACTACCAGCAGCTGTAATGACTGATTGCCAGTCAACAAATTTGTTATTAAATGAAACTGAACCACCTAAACTTATAGATGAACCAGCTAATGTAACTGAAGTATTTGTTAATTTAGCGTTTGTAACAGCACCGTCTTGTAATTTGGCGCTTGTAACTGTATTAGGCGCAAAATCAGCACTTGCGACTGATCCGTCTTCTATACCTTTTGATCCTACTTTATTGATTGCCATATCTATATTTATTCGTCCTGATCAGTAATCGGATTATAATTTTTACTATCC